GGCGGTTTAAAGTCTAGAGGTCTAAGAATTAAAGGTGATGACACACCAATCATGCCAGGTGAGTTCAGAGATGTAGATGTACCAGGTGGTGCTATCAAAGATAATATTACTTTTCTCCCTTATAAAGAGCCTTCTCAGACCTTATACTCCCTACTCAATACTATAGTCGAAGAAGGTAGAAGATTTGCCAGCATATCTGATATGAAAGTATCTGACATGAACTCACAGGCACCAGTTGGAACTACATTAGCTTTATTAGAAAGAAACATGAAAGTGATGAGTGCAGTCCAAGCAAGACTTCACGCATCCATGAAACGAGAGTTTGATATTCTTGTTGGCATTATTAAGGACTTTGGTAACCCAAGCTATCCTTATGAAACAGATGAACAGGAAGATATTAAATCATCTGACTTTGATAAAAGAGTTGATGTATTACCTGTATCTGATCCTAACGCCTCAACGATGGCTCAAAGGATTATGCAGTATCAAGCAGCATTTCAGTTGGCTACATCAGCACCTGAAATGTATGACCTTAAAGAACTACATAGACAAATGCTTGAAGTATTGGGTATTGAAAATGTTGATGACATTGTACCTGATGATGATGAGATTCCAGCAGTTGATCCTGTATCAGCAGTACAGAATCTTATTAATAATAAGCCTGTTAAAGCCTATGAGTTCCAAGACCATGATGCTCATATACAAACAGTAGGTGCAGCACAAGATAATCCTGAAGTGCAAATGATTTTAAGTAAATCACCTAATGCACCAAGCATTTTAGCAGCAGCATCAGCTTATGTTAATGACCTCTTAACTATGAAGTTTAGAGATCAAGTAGAAAAAGAAATGGGTATAGAGCTACCACCATTGGGAGAGCCTATCCCAGCAGATGTTGAAAAACGTATTTCTGATCTTGTAGCAGAAGCAGCAAGCAGAGTGACACAATCTGCAATGATGGAAGCAGAACAACAAAGAATTAATCAGCAAATGCAAGACCCATTAGTACAAGCTAAACAAGCAGAGGTTGCAATCAAGCAAGCTGAAGTTCAACGCAAAGCTACTGCTGACCAAGCTAGATTATCTCTACAAGCACAAAGACAGCAGGATATGAGAGAGATTGAAGAGAAAAGAATTGAATCTCAAGAACAGATTGCTGGTGCAAATATTGGACAAAAAATTGCTAGCGATTTGCTAGATTCTGAGTTAGATAATAAAAAACAAGCAGCAAAAGAATTCAAAGAAGGTATTGACATCGCCAAAGATATGGTAAAAGATATCAATACGAATGAGTAAAGATATCAATGAGCTATCACTTTTTGAGTATTTAAAGAAGAGATACCGAGATTCTTTAAACGAACACGCAGATCATATCGCTACAGGAAACTGTAAAGATTTTGCAGAGTACAAGCGATTGACAGGTGTAATAGAGGGATTAGCCCTCGCAGAACGTGAACTTCTAGATTGGATAGAAAGGAACGTTAAACAAGAATAGGAACTCGACTCCTAAATGTCGTGCAAATATGAGCAAAGAAAAAAAGATACCTCAACCAGAAAGCGTTAAGAAACCAGACGTTAGTCAAGAAACTAAGAAACAATTACCTGATCCTAAAGGTTATAGAGTTTTAGTTGCTATGCCTAAAGCTGATGAAACCACTGATGGTGGAATTATTAAAGCATCAAGCACTATTAGAGATGAAGAAGTTAGTAATATCTGTGGATATGTACTAGAACTTGGTCCAGATGCTTATGCTGATAAAAATAGATTTCCAAGTGGACCTTACTGCAAAAAAGGTGATTGGGTGGTCTTTCGTGCTTACTCAGGCACAAGAATGAAAATGTATGGACAAGAGTTTCGTTTAATAAATGATGATACTGTGGAAGCAGTTGTCGAAGACCCTACAGGAGTAGTTAGAGCATGAGTGACCAAGTAGTAGAAGAAAAGATTGAAACCCAATTTACACCTGATGCTTCAGGTGATTTAAAACCACAAACTTCAGAAGAAAAGTTTTTTGGTGTTAAAACTGAAATAGCTAAAGATAATCCTGAAGATAAGTTCGAGGTTGAAGTAATTGATGATACTCCTGAAGAGGATCGCAGACCTCCAAAGCAAGAAACAGATGATGCACCTGTAGATAATGATGTTATAGATGCAGAAATATCTGAGTACAGCAAACGTGCTGGTGATAGGATTAATAAGATTAAATATGAATATCACGAAGAACGTAGAGCTAAAGAATCTGCTGTAAGACAAGCTGATGAGGCTACCAAACAATTAAAAGCCTTGATGAGTGAAAACCAGAAGCTACAAGCTATGGTGAACCAAGGTGGAGAAGTTTTAAATAAACAGGCTTTAAATAATGCTCAATGGGCAAAACAAAATGCACAAGCAGCATATAAAAAAGCCTATGAAGAAGGTGATGCTGAGGCAATGGCAGTGGCTCAAGAAGAGTTATCTAAAGCTGTATTAGCAGAACAAAGTGCAGGAAGATATGCACAATCTGTGCAATCACAATTTGCACAACAATATCAGGCACAACAACCTCAAGTACAAGAACCACAACTTGATCCTGATATGCAAGCATGGTCATCTAAGAATCCTTGGTTTATGAATAATAATGATTCTAAACACGCAGAGATGACATCATATGCTTTAACTGTAGATCAAAGACTACGCAATCAAGGTATTAGACCTGAAGATAATTCTGCAAAGTATTATGAAGAAGTGGATAATGCTATGCGTAGAGAATACCCAGATTTTTTTGGTGTTGAACCCTCAGTGGAAATTGAGGAAGAGGCACAAACCAAACAACCATCAAACGTTGTAGCACCAGCATCGAGGTCGACTGGTGGAAAAACTAACCCTCGCAGTATACGATTGACTCAGACACAAGTTAAACTAGCACGTCAACTTGGAGTTACGCCTGAGCAATACGCAAAACAATTACTAAAGGAGTCGTAAATGCAAGACGAAAATAACCTTAATCCAGAAGTTGCAGAAACTTCAGAACAAGTGCGTACCCCAAGGGGATCAGAAGACCGAGAGGTCACCCAACGTACAGAAAGTTGGGAAAACCCATCTAACTTACCAAGTCCTAATCCTCAAGAAGGTTGGGTCTTCAGGTGGATAAGAACAAGTTTATTAGGTAATACTGATAATCCAAATGTTTCTAAGAAATTTAGAGAAGGTTGGATGCCTTGTAAGGCAGAAGACCATCCTGAATTACATATTCACATGATGGATCACAAATCTGAATGGGCAGAGAAAGGTAATGTTGAAGTAGGTGGGCAACTGTTATGCAAGATGCCATCTGAAAAAGCGAAAGCTCGTGACGAGCACTTTCAAAAGTTAGCTCGTAACCAAATGGAATCTGTTGATAACGTGTATTTTAAAGACCAAGATTCTAGAATGGCTACCAAACAAGTATTTGAACGTAAATCTCAAACAACCTTTGGTAAAAAATCCTAGTTTCTTGATATAGTAATTATATAAACAGGAGAAATTATGGCTAGTTCAGCTACACCTATGGGTGCTAGACCTGTTGGCTCATTAGTATCTTGTGCATACAATGCGAAAATCACTCATTATAAAATTAAAAATAATTTTGGTACATCCATCTTTTTTGGAGATTTTGTAAAGTGGGCAGACGATAATCCAAATACTACTATCCAAAAGGATACTGGTACTACTTCGATGACCCCTATTGGTGTTTTCCTTGGTTGTGCATATACTGATCCAACATCAGGTCAATTCACCACAAATCAATATTATCCAGCATCAACTGCTGCTGATGATATCGTTGCGTATGTTGCCTCTGATCCATTCTTAGTAATGCAGATGCAATCAGATGAAACTCTTGGTCAAGATGACTTGGGCAAGAATGTCGCAGTCGTACAAACTGCTGGGTCAACTTCGATTGGCACAAGCAGAAATGCGATTGATGGAAGTACAGCAGCTACTACCAATACACTACCATTAAAGATTATCGACTTTGTTGATGGTCCAGATAGTGCTATTGATGATAGCTTCACTGACGTTTTGGTGATGTTCAACGTAGGACATCAGTTACTTAATACAACAGGCATAGGCTAGGAGTAAATTATGGCAGCTATTTCAAGAGCTAATGAGCTTAAACAACTCCTTCCAGGACTTAACGCACTGTTTGGAGATGAGTACAACAACTACGAGAATGAGCATGAGCAAATTTATACAACTGAGAACTCTGAAAGAAGTTTTGAAGAGGAACTCAAGTTGTCAGGTTTTGCTGCTGCTCCAGTGAAAGATGAAGGTGCTTCTATATCATTTGATACAGCACAAGAGTCTTTTGTTGCTCGTTATACCCACGAAACTATTGCTTTAGGTTTCTCAGTTACTGAGGAAGCAATGGAAGATAATCTTTATGTAAGTTTATCAGCCAGATATACTAAAGCATTAGCAAGAGCTATGGCTTACACTAAGCAAGTCAAAGCAGCAGCACCATTGAATAATGGGTTTACAAACAGTTTCCAATCTGGAGACGGAGTAAACTTATTTACAGCCGATGGTGATGGAGTTACAGGCGGTGATGGTCACCCTCTAGTATCTGGCGGTAAGAACTCTAACAGACCATCCACAGGTGCAGACTTGAATGAAACATCTTTAGAAGATGCAGTTATTCAAATCAGCAAGTGGACTGATGAAAGAGGTCTTAAAATCGCAGCTAGACCTAGAAAGTTGATCGTACCTACTGATCTTCAGTTCGTGGCTACTCGTCTTCTAGAAAGTGAGTACAGAGTTGGAACTGCTGACAATGATATTAATGCAGTCAGAAGCAATGGTGTGATTCCAGAAGGCTACGCAGTTAATCATTATTTAACTGATACTAATGCTTTCTTTATCACAACTGATGTGCCTGATGGCATGAAGCATTTTGTCAGAAGTCCAATGACTACAAGCATGGATGGAGACTTTGATACTGGTAACGTAAGATATAAAGCAAGAGAAAGATACTCATTTGGTGTATCTGATCCGCTTGGAATCTTTGGGTCACCAGGCTCAAGCTAAAACTTTTAGGGGAGCTATGCTCCCCTTTTTTTCGTTCTAGGGATTTTTTTTTGTTTATCGACTGCCCTAGCAGACTTGCCGAGACGATAGACTTTTTTCTTTTAGGAGAAGATTATGGCGAATACAACATTTAACGGACCAGTAAGGTCTGAGAATGGCTTTACAGTCATTTCAAAAAATTCAACAACAGGTGCTATTACCACTGAATTCACTTTAGATGGTGATGGTATGAAGGTCACACCTGTAGCTTTAACTGATGCAGATACATCACTTACAGCAACAGCAAATGGTGGTCGTACTAACGTAGTTCCAGCTATTACAGCAAATAGAACTCTTACATTACCAAGTCCTGCTGCTGGCGTTTACTTTAAACTTATTTATGGTGGTGCAGCAGAAGAAACAGAAAACCTTATCATTGATACAGGTTCAGATACT